GGTTGTAGTATATTTGTAGTTAATGCTTTTATATTTTCTATTTGTTCTGGAGATGGATTATTATTAATACCCTTACGCTCACACGTTTGTGATTTAATAAGCTCGTCTAATGTAAAATTTGCTGAAAGCTTCATTGTGAGATTAACATAAATATCATACTGGCCATGCCAGTAATTAAAGCACCTACTGAAATTAGTAAAATACTTTCGATGCGTGAGACTTGTTTTTCAATTTCATGCATCTTGTCATGCGTCTGCTTCTGCATAATTCTGCAGAGCTTTTCATGAGATTCTATTTTTTGTAATGCGTTTTCTTTAGCCATTGGGAAACAGTAAACGGATTTTTTGATCCATTGTCAAGTTAGAAAATTGATTTGCTGCCGCAGATTGTGACATAATTTGTTGGTCTACACCAGGTAAATTCAATGTATTAGGACCTGTAGTAGGATTGCTTTGTGCAGATATTGTTAATGGGTTTTCTATAAAAGGAAACTCTGCGTCTTCTAATGAAAGCTCTGATAATTGTCCCTGTAATTCTGCAATAATTTCACCTGCTATTTCAAAAGGATCATCAATTCCTATTTTTTCTGCATTTAGTGCAAAAGAACTTTGTACTTCTGGGGATATAGTCATAGGTCTAAAAATATTTTCGTTTAAATAACTTAAAGCAACATTAGATATTCTATCTGTAGCATCAAAAAAACCTTCATCAGAGATATTTAATAGTTTAGATGCGTCTACATCGGCTTTAAATTCTTTTTGATTATCAAACAAAGCCCTGTTTGCATTTAAATATGCATCAACGATTTCTCTTGGTTCAATAGGGCCACCTTTTAATGTAAGTCTAGTAAATAAAGATCTTGAATCTCTAGACCCTCTTTGAAAGTCTGCAACTTTGTATCGTAGAGTTCTTTCAGGATCTAATTTAATAGATCTAAAACCAAACAATCCTGCAAACTCATCACCAAATTCAAAAGTTTGTCCGTACTCATCAAACTTGTCATCTCCTGCACCTGGAAATTTAGTAATGAGATCTATCTCTTCTATAGATCTATCTAATCTTTTTAATTGATTTAAAGAAAAAGGCATTTGTGCTCTGACTAAATGCGCAAAAATTTTACTATTTTTATCTCCTTGTGTATCTTCTTGGTTATAAACTTGGAAACCTTCTCTAGTTCTACCACCTCTAGCTATAATATCTAACACAGCTTCGGTCCAAATAGATTCTGATATAAACGGCTGACCAAATTCTGACATGGCTGTAAACATCCCTTTAGCAAAGTCATCCATCATTCCGTTTTGATCTGTGCTACCTTCAGCAACAGAATTAATTACAGATTGTATAGGTCTAATTAAAGTATCGTAAGCATTAGCGTGACTAAAATCTACATAACTAAAAGTTCCGTCATCATTTTTGATAGGTAAAAGTGTTGAGTTCTTAGACCATTTTGCAGCAAATCTTCTAATAGCTTCTCTTTCATCATCAGTTACATCATACAATGCTTGGAAAGCTGCCACAGTTCCCATAGGAATTGCAGCTTGTACCAAAACCAAACAGTCTTGTGTAACCTGTTTTAGCAAAAGGTTTAAATACTTTGCCATCAACAATTATTTCTTCATTTATTTCTCTTAGAGCCCTAGCTACAATGTTAGTTCCTGTTCTTGCAATCTCTGCAGGAAACGATACGAAGTTACCAATAGGTAATTTTCTTAAGCCTTTTACAAAGTCAGATACATAATCATAGTTTGGTATATTATTTCTAACTATATCAGCTGCTTCTTCTTCTAAAAACTTGTCATCAAATTTTATATCAACTCCATTACGTTTAAAAGATTGTCCTCTTGTAATACCTATTTTTTGAAAAGATTTTTCCATTCTAGATTTTTCCATAGCCCAAGAATATATTTTCCAAAAGTCATCCTCAGCTGTGTATAGATCTTGTGATACAGATTTTAATTTTGATAAAGGTTTTAATAACAATCTCATACCTTTATCTGATGTCATCGTCTCACCAAAGTTAACGTCTTGCATAAGACGAGATAGATCTCCTAATCTTACATTTGAGTTTACAACACCTAGTCTTAAAAGTTTTTGATACAATGCGTTCTGTTGCATCGTTCCTTTTAATGGAGTTTGTAATGCTTGGTATGCTTGTTTGATAGCAGTTCTATCTGCAAAAGGTAAGATACCGTTAGCTGCAGCAAACGCTCCAGCACTTACAAAGTTTCTCATGTGTGTTACTGGTGATAAAATTGTTTTAGCAATCTGTGATGTAGCTTTAGGGTACAAGACTAAACTTTCATATATTCTTCCCAAGGTCCCTGATCCCGCAACATTTAAACCTGTTTCTTCTAGCGCTTCTGCTACTGCTGTTCTAGCAAAATAAGGTTTACCGACATCACCAAAAGGAGTAGTAGCTCCTGAGCTTGCTGACACTTGTAGTTTTTGTGCAGGATCTATAACATCTACTCTTTTATAATCTGCATTACCAAAAAACGCTCGAGCTTCCTCATCACTTCTTGCAAACATAGGTTCTGCCACAGCTTGTTTATCTGTAGCTTTAAGATACCTATCTACAACCTCATCGTTCTTTTTAATTAAATCTCTATAAAATAAATTACGTCTAGTAATTAAAGATAACTTAGCCATACCACCTATCATGGTTTGCATAGGGTTTTGTTGTTTACCAAATAATTCATTAAATACTTTTTGATCAGATTTTTTTAATTGACCAATGTTAACTCTAGGAACACCTATTCTACCTTTAAGTTTAGCTTTATTAGCTGCATCTAATGTTGTTCGGTTTACAAAGAAATCAGGTATCTTAAAATAAATTTCAGAAGGTCTGTCCATTCTCATACCTTTAGGAAGACCAATGTTTTGTGGTTTTAAAATATCAGCTACATATTGTTCTGCTTGTAGATCTGTAATAGGCTTGCCGGCTTCGTCTGCACTTTGTTTAAATATTCTTTTGGCATCTTCAATAGCTTGAGCTGCAGGTCTATAACCCATAAAAGGTATTATACTTTGGTTTTGCATTATGTCGTAAGTAGAACCTAAATAATCTTTAAATTTTCTACCAAACAAATCTGTAAAATTTTTTAGTTCTTTAGAATCTAAAGACTGACCTAACTCAGAAAATAGTTTAGACCACTCTCCTCTCATTGTTGACAGACCAGCAAACATTTCTGTTCTTATTTCTAATGCTTGTTTTTTATCTACCGCATATTTTTTTATAAGTTCATCTACTTCTGATTTTATTGTATTATCCATAGGACCAAACTTAGCAATACCTTTAGCATCAAGTTCAGCTTTACCTGATAACAATAAATCATTTACTTTTTTTAAAAACTCGTTTCTTTCTGCACCTGTTTGTTTATTAAAGACTGTTCTGAATGCAGGAAATAATCTATCTATTTGTTTATCTAAATCTCTAGATAACACTCTAGCTTTGTTAGCATCAGACGCTCTCTCACCTATATTAGTTCTTTCAATGTCAAAAAATTCTTTTGTCTTACCGCTTCTTGCTCTAAGTTTTGAAGCTATGCTATCTATCCATCTATCAAGTCTAGAGTTAGCTACATCTAATCTTTTGTTTCTGTTAGTTATTTTTTTTATTACAGTTCCTGTTCCACCAATAAGACCTGTAAACAATGCACCTTCTGTACCAAACTTAACTCTGTTTAATAATTCTGTAACAGCGTTGTCATCTTCTGTTCTATTAATTGCAGTGGGACCACCTAACAAATCTCCAAAGCTACCTGCATCTTTTACATCTCCAACTGCTGCACCTTCGGCTACACCACCCGCAAGTGCTGCGGCACCAAACTGTAATGTTTTACCACGAGAAGTTAGGACAGTTGATTTACCAGCTTTGTCTAAAAATTTAGGGTCAGTAAGTTTTACATACTTACCATTTTGTTTTGCCAACATAGCAGACTTAGCTAAATTAGCTCCGCCTTTAAAAGCTAAACCACCTGGTATACCAATGTTAACTAATAGTTCTGTAATTTTTCCTGCAGCTGTAGCTTCTGCTTTCTCATCAAACTCTGTAAGGTCATCAAAATATTTTTCTACTGCAGCAGCTTTACCTGTGTTAGATCCAAGATCCATTAAGCTTGCGCCTAGAGAAAAAAAACCTTTAGGTATAGCAATAGCACCAGATACAATACCTGATAGCATTGATTCTATTACACCTACTTTATTATTTTTTTCAGGATCAGAAGAGGAAAAAAGCTCATCAAAGGTTTTAGCCATGAAATTTTTATCCTTTTAATTTTGCAATACCCTTTTCAACTTGGATAATGGACGTACCGACTACATATATACCATCATCAGTTCCGTCTGGATTTAATTCTAAAGCTTGTACAAGATCTACAACTGTTTCGTAATCTTTACCTTTTCCTACTTTAGCTCTTTTCTGCTCCGTTGTAATTCTTTGTTTAAAAGGAATACCCTTTTCTTCTCCATATGCCATAGCCGTAGCCACTATATCATCAGAAGTTATTGGCAACCCCTTTTTTTCTTTTCTTAATAGAGACACAGCTTCTTGTAATGAGTTAGCAAGACCTAGTTCTTTTCTTGCAACATATTCTTTAGTTTTTCCTGTAGCATCAGCGTAGGCACGAAGTTTTTTATCCGCAGAAGTTTCTTTATCTCTAAACATTTCTTGAATTGTACCAGAAGCTACAGCTGCTTTAGCTTTATCTTTTAGATCGTCAACTTTATCTGATCTTTTGCTTAATGCACCTATTGCTCTGTTGATTGATCCTGATATGTCTTTAGTATCAATAGCTTGTGCTTGACTTAAGTCTATTAATGAATTGTAAACAGCATCTTTTTTAGCATCGTCTACACCCAGAATTTCATAAGCTCTTTTTATTCTTTCGGCATCTGTTTGTTTTTTAGAAGTTACTTTAGGTAAACCAGTAATGTTTTTACCGGTAAGATCTTTACCTTCAATACCAACAGGACCTTCCGCTGTAATTTCACCAGTAAGATTTTTACCAGTAAGATCTTTACCTTCAATACCAACAGGACCTTCGGCATCCGCAATAGCTTTGTCTACTCTTTTAACTCTACCATAATTAGGGTTTTCTACCATTACAACACCGTATCTTGTTTCTTGTGGTATTTTTTTATCTGTTACATTCATATTTTTTTCATACATATCTTGAAAAGTATAATTTGGCTTAAAAACTTTTTTCTGTTCTTCTATTCTTTCATCTCTAGTTAATACTTTTTTCGGATTATTTAAGTCAGAATAATTTCCTCTAGCATTTCCTTGATTATTTTTATAAAAATTTTCTATAGATGAACCACCCATATTGTTAATATTGTTACCCATATAATTTGGTTGCACAGATAAACCTTGATTGTACCCTTGTCTAATTATACCACCGTTTGCCATGCCAAGAGCGTCAGCCATTGTGGTAGCTACGCCGCCATCTCTTAGGCCATTCATTCCGTGCATGATGCCTTGTCTTTTTACATCACCACCGTATTTAAACATTGGTCTTTTTAATACTTTCATTTAGTTACCCGTATATCTTGCCAAACAATCCACCGATACCTACCGCTGAATTAATAGCTGTGTTTAAAGGACTTTGTGCTGGTGCTGGCTCAGCATAAGCTGATGCTACACCGCCTGCTAATCCTGTTAAACCTGAACCATATTGTTGTAGTCTACCATATGGTTCGTAAGCTGCTGTCTTAGCTGCGTTTTGATTAGCTGTTAAGTTAGCTTGTTCTTGTCCTTGATTAATAGCACCTAAACTTCCTAGTGCTGAAATATCTTGACCCATTCCTGTTCTATTAAAATTAGATAAACCAAATTGTTGATTAGCTAAACCAAATTGATTTAGTCCCATTTGTCCTTGGTTTGCAAATGCTTGTTGAGCATTAGTATTAGCTTGATTAAAACCACCTTGTTGTAATTGTGCCATCAACGCTGCTCTACCAAAAGTTGAATCAGCATCGTATTGACCTAACATTGCTCCTTCTCTACCACCACCAAAATTTCCTGAGTTTACAGCTTGGTCTTGTATTGCTTGTCTGTTTGCAACTCTTGATGAATCAAAGTCAGCTAGTGATGTATCAATAACTTGTTGTTGAAAAGGTGACATAAAATTTTGATACGCATTAGGTCCTGTAAGACCTGCTTGATTTGCAAAGTTTTGTGCACCAGCTGCAACATTACCTGTAGCTGATTGTAAGTAAGGTGAATAAGATCCAACACCTTGTGTAGCTAAATTCATAGCTTGCGTTTGCATAGGGTCTATGCCTGCAACAAAAGGATTAGCTCCTGTTATCCCCGGTCCCGCAGCCCTGACACCTTGTGCGTCTAGTCCGCCAGTAAATGTGCTTGTCTCAATCGGCGCTGAATAAGTTGCGACCGACTGCTTGGCAAAGTCTTTGGCTGTATCTTCTAAATAATCTGGTAATGCCATATTATTTCCATCCTTTTTTTGCTAATTTAGGTTTACCTTTTGTAACAAGTCCACCACTTTTAAATGTTTTCATCTTAAACATTTCATTAGCATCTTCAGTTTTATCTTTTAACATATCATTAATTTCTCCTAACTTAGAATCCTTAGAATCTTTTATTGTAATCCATTTACTATCTTTACTTTTTTTTGTAATCCAATTTTTTTTAGGTCCTTCTTTTTTTGTAATCCATTGAGTCATTATGCTATTCTACTCTCCAATTGTTGTGCGGTGTCAAACATTTCTTGTGCAGGGTTTCCACCTTGCGACTCTTCAGAAACTTGTCCGCCTTGTTCTAAATTATTCATTAATCTCTCCATAACCTCTGCGCCGGCATCGATGTCACCACCGCCTGCGTTTCTTACAGCATCTGCTGTAAATACAAATTCGTTTTTACTTAGTCTTGCTGGTACATCGTCAGCTTTTTCTTGACCACCGATAGGTACAAAACCGCCTTCAGCTCTATAATCTTTTTCCATACCACCTAGATCCATGATACCACCTTCAGCAGCCATCTGTCTATCGCCGCCTGGTCTGTACATGTCTACTATGTCTGTGTCTTCCATAAGATAAGATCTAGCCATAGGGTTTGCACTAGACATATAGTCTATCATACCACCTGAGTTAGCCATAACTCTATCTTCTACCATAGTTTCATCTCTATTAATTATTTCTTCTTCAGGATTTTTACTCATAAACTCTTTTAATGCTTCTTGTTCTCTTTCATTTAATCGATCGTAAGGTTTACCAAATACTTCTATAGATAGCATATTTAATTCTGCTATAGGATCTGGATTAGATACAACTTCTTGTGTGTCTTCGTTAACTACTTCTTGATTCATTACAGGTCCTGCATTTGCATAACCTATTCTGCCGCCGTTAGCTGCCATCTGTGTTTGACCTTGTTGTTGCATAACCATTTTTGCATATTGTTCAAAAGGCATTGTGCCTCCGTTCTGTCTATACTTCATGTACTCTGCTTGTAATGCTTGCATCATTTGTTGTTGACCTGCACCACCGCCGTTAGCTAATCTTGCTATACCACCGTTGGCTGCATAATAATTTTTCTGTGTGTATCTTGATTGAGGCATGAAAGCTAAACTAGGATCTCTCATTCTTGCCATGCTTCTTATGTCTGAAATTGAACCAGGTGTAATTGAAAATGATTCTTCTTCTTCAACCTCTTCAGGTTTTTGTAAATAAGGTGCAGTAACTGCTGCTAAACCTAAAGCACCAAGACCTAATCTACCCATACTAAATTTATTGTTTCTCTCTCCGTCTTTTCTAAACGCGTCACCTACGCTAGCTAAAAAACCATCACCAGCTTTACCTTGTAAACGACCAAGTATACCAAATTTATTAAATCCTTTTTCAGCACCGCCTGTAAGAAAACCTTTTGTAGGACCAAACATATTAAGACCAGTACCTACTGCAGCCAACCCTAAAGGACTTTTAAGAACTTTTTTTAAACCACGACCAGCTTTCTTTACAAGTTTACCTAGAAAATAACCTTGTCTAGGTTCTAGATCCATGATTCCGCCACCCGCTCGTAACTGTCGTGATTGTTGCATGTTAGATATTGCCATAATTTTACCTCAAATATTTGTTTTAGCTTGTTTTACCGAACAAATCAAGCGCTGGCATGATGACTGTTAGGTCCTGCGCTATGTCTTCATTGGGTATTCCAAGCTTTTGCCACTCTTCTTTTGTCTTATAAATGGCCCCTGTTTTCTTGTGCCTGTATTGGCTTATAGTTTCTACTGCATCTACTACTGGTATTTCGTTGTATGTCTCATCTATCATTAGTCTACCTTCTCCTTTTTAATGTTTAAATAACTAATAGCTACATCAAAAGAGTCTGCACTGCTTGATGCTACTGTTAAAGTTTTACCGCCTTCTACTACTAAAGGAACGGTTAATAATTCTTCTGTTTGATTAGCTGTCAAAGTAGCGGTTTTAATTGTAGTAATACTGTTGTTAGTAACGGTTACTGTAGGTGTACCTGCTGATGTAACTTTTAAAGATTTAATAATATATACTTCGTTTACTAAAGGATTCTGCACACTATCTGTTGTGCCAAACATAATTTGTGGATCTGTTGATGTTACGTTATCTACGCCAAAAAATTTAAATAAGTTTACCGTTGCCATTATTCTAAAAAGAAGCTTTTAGCTTCTACCTCTTGTTTAATTTCATCTTGAAACGTTGTGTTAAGTTTATTAATTACGTTATCTAAATCTCTAACTAATGACTGAAACGTTCTTTGTTCGTATTCTTTACTGGCTCTAGTTAATGATTGTACTATCTTTGCCATTATCTATACATTCCCACAATACCACCATATTGAAAAGGCGTGCCTGCTGTATCATCAGTACCTGCTGTGGATCTAGATTCTGCAGTAGAAGTAGCTCCAGCACCATCGTTTAAACTATCATAAAAATCTTGTTGGGTTTGTTGACTAGACATTATATCATCAACTCTATTTCTAGCTTCTTTTTGTTGTTGAAATTCTTCCATTCTTTGTTTTTCTTCTTTTTGATATTGATGATTTCTGTAGGCCGATGCTCCTAATCTTTTACCTAAAAAAGAAAAAGGATTTAATGCAAACATTCCAAGTTTTCCTGCCATTGCTGCTGCATCTTTAGCTTTTTGCATATTTAAAGTTCTTTGCTCTTCTTCTGTTAAACCAACATTGTTTGGATTATTTAAACCACCTAAAGCTTCATACTCATAATCAAATTTTGAGCTTCCTCCAGGGCCAATAGGTCCATCATCACCACCACCTTGAGGAATAATAGGATAAGGGTAAGGGTACTGACTCATAATACCTGTGTTCATATTAGGTGATACATTAAAAGTTATAGCGTCTCTTGGATTGTAGTTAGCAAGAAATCTATCTTGACTTAAAAATTTATTACCTTGATTGTATCTATCTAAATCTACTCCTGTATAATTAATTGCCATTATCTTCTACCGTCCGGTTGTATATCTAATCTAAATGTACCTAACTTCCAGTCTTGGGAAGCGGCTGTATTAGATATCTTTATTGATACAGCTCTTGCTCTGGCTCTAGTGTCTACCTTATCAGTAGTTGTTGTGACTGTAAAGGGACCTAATGATGAGCCTGCTGCTGCATCGTTAGGATAATTTCTTAATAATAATGTAATTGTAGTGTTGCCTGTTTGAGATATAAAGTCAGGTATAATTCTTCTTATCTTCATTAAAAATTCACCGTCACCTCTAAGGTCTGGCATACCAATGGTTTGTCCTGATGCGGTTCTCTTTTGTGTAATGTCAAAATCTCCAGATGTAATCTCTGCTAAAATAGCTGTTACATCACCACCTGCTTTAACTTGATCGGTCCCTGTTTCCTGTTCATAGTATATAGAACAACCATCCGTGTTGCCTACTACATCAGAAGCTGTGCCGTCAGGATCGTATTCTGTTGCGTGTGGTTTATCAAATACTGCAGAGTCTGCCCATGCTGTTCTTGATAATGTGCCTGTTGTCCAGATAGCTTGTTTAGGACTAGCTCTACTATAAGACTCAATGTAATTGTATGACACCATGTTATTAATAGCTAAAGAAGTACCTGATGGATAAAACCATATTACTTCACCAAACAAGTTGTTTAGTCCAACGTTAATTAAATCTCTAGGTGTAGAGTTTAGATTATCATAAACAAAGTCTTCTACTAGACAGTCCATAGATTCTATCTGACCATCGTATTTAAAGAAACCATTCTCAGACATCCAGTACGCTGTACCATCTACCTCTACGCATGCATTCTTACCTATCAATCCACAGTTACTTCCTATCTGTTGGAAAGAGAAAGTAAACGGTGCACCTACAAAGGTCATTAAAAATAATGCCGTGTCAGTCCATACATAAATTGAATCCCTACCTCGTATAGCTCCCATAATTTTAGAACCTGCGGCAAGCCTCTGTGTACCTGCTGTGTTTTCTGCAGTCACAGTATAAGCTTCTGTACCATCAATATTTTCCTGATCCGAGAATCTAATAAACATAGCGTCTTGTGATGATTGACTACCTACCGTAGTCTCAGTTCCAAAGAATACTAAGTGTCGATCGGGTGTAGATACTAATACATGTCTTGATGCTGTAGGTGCGTTTGCTATTATGGTTGCTCTAATGGATGTTGCGTTAGTTGCAGCTGAGTCCCATTCAAAACATCTGTTGTTATATATAAGTGCAATAAGTTTTGTACCAAAGTTATCTAATACCCATAATCCAGGGTCAATTGTAAAGTCGGCAGAAGAGGCCTCACCCCATGCAACAAAGTCAGAAATATTTGTAACGGTTACACCACCACTGTGGGCAGCTTTTGTAGTTCCGTTAACTTCTCTTGCCCCACCGCTTAGTATGTTTGTAGTTGTGTTGTTAGTTGTATAACTAATGTCTTCTGTACCAATTCTAATTTCACCTGTAGCAGGAAACTGAGATGTGTTGGTTA